AACAGTATTTCAAAGATCTCACCGACATAAATACACTGATGAAGCTTAGAGATCGAACAGATGAAGAATTAGAAAGAGATCTTCTGCCCACTGGATTTATGGAAGATGGTCAACCAGAAGATGAAATCATAGATCTAGTACAAAATCCAAACCCTGAGTTCATGTTCTTCTGATTCTTATTTTTATAAATACACTATAAGAAAATAATAACGAACTCTTCTAAGGAGATTTATAAATGGCAGTACAAAATTTTGGATCAGGCGGAGGTGGTTTCCAACTCAGCCCAGGCGTTAATGTTTCTGAGATTGATCTAACAACCGTAGTCCCTTCACTTGATACAACTTCCGGTGCTATTGCTGGTGTGTTTCGTTGGGGACCTGCAGGTCAAAGAGTTTTAGTAACATCAGAGAACGATCTAGCATTAAAGTTTGGTAAACCAACAAGTGATAATGCTGAAACATGGTTCACAGCAGCAAGCTTCCTTTCATATACAAACTCACTTTTTGTTAGCCGTGCAGTATCCGCTAATCAGTTTTCAGCTATTGCAACAAGCAATACTTCACTAACTGCATCAGCACAGTATACTATTTTAAATTCTGATGACTATATTGCTAAGGCTAATAACTTCGGTACAAATAGCCCAACTTACGTTGCGCGTTATGTAGGTGAACTTGGTAATTCACTTAAGATATCTGTATGCGGAAGTAATTCACAATACAATTCATCTGTGAATCTTAGAAGTTATGGAACGTCAGTAGATAATGCAAATACACGTCTAGAACTTGGTGTTGGATCAAAACAAGCTAACGTTATTCTTTATTCAACTACAGGTTCTGCTAACGTTGCAGCTGCAAATACTGTTTCTGATCTAATTACACTTGGTGATTACATTCAGGTAGGTAATACTGCAACCACCGGTGTTCAGTATCTTAAGGTTATTGCAAAGAGTGCTACAACAAGTACTTCAACCCCAAACACTGCAATCTTTACACTTACATTTGACCAGCCTCTCAAGCTTTCATCTGATATTAGCACTTCTGCTGTAAATCGTTATTGGGAATACTTCAACCAGGTTGATGTTGCACCAGGTAGATCTACATATGTTGCAGTAAATGGTAATACAGCACTTCAACTTAACAATACAACTATTCAGAATGATGAAATTCACGTAGTTGTAGTAGATGAGGAAGGTCGTTTCACTGGTAGTCCAGGTTCTATTCTTGAAGTTTATAAAGCACTTTCAAGAGCTACTGATTCTAAACTTTCCGACGGAACAACAAACTACTTTAAGAATGTTATTAATTCGGATTCTAACTATGTTTGGGTTGGCTCTGATCGTACTGGTTCAGAATCAAATACTTCACTAAATATTGCTACATCCACAAACGTAACACCACTTACACTATCATTTGGTGGTGCTGGTTTGGATAGAGATTATGGCGAAACAACAATCTCATTTGGTGATATTGCAAGAGCATATGATCTATTTGTCTCACCAGATGATGCTGATGTATCACTTATCATGACCGGACCTGCTAGAGGTGGTATTTCAGGAACACAATCTCCTAACTATATTATTGATAACGTTGCTGAGGTTCGTAAAGACTGTGTGGTATTCATCTCACCTTCAAGTTCAACAGTTGTTAATCAGACACAACCAGTAGAACAGATTCTATCATTTAGAACTAATCTAAGAAGTTCATCATATGCCGTTGTAGACTCAGGTTACAAGTATATGTACGACAAGTACAATGACGTTTACCGTTACATCCCGCTTAATGGTGATGTTGCTGGTCTTTGTGCAAGAACAGATAAAACTCGTGATCCTTGGTTCTCACCAGCGGGTACAACTCGCGGTGCTATCAAGAATGTAATTAAGCTTGCATTCAATCCAAATCTTGCTCAGCGTGATCAACTTTATAAGAATGGTATCAACCCAGTTGTTAATCTATCTGGTCAGGGACCAATTCTATACGGTGATAAGACACTTCTAGATAAACCATCAGCATTTGACAGAATCAACGTTCGCCGTCTATTCATTGTTCTTGAAAAAGCAATTGCAAATGCTTCTAAGGCGCTTCTATTCGAGTTCAACGACGAATTTACTCGTGCTCAATTCCGCAATTTGATTGAACCTTATCTAAGAGATGTTCAGGGTCGTCGTGGTATTTATGACTTTAAGGTTGTCTGTGATGAAACTAACAATACATCACAGGTAATTGATAGTAATAGATTTGTTGGTGATATCTATATTAAGCCTGCTAGATCAATTAACTACATTCAGCTTAACTTTGTGGCTGTACGTAGTGGCGTTGAGTTCTCAGAGATTGTAAGCTAATCAGAATAAATAAAGACAAGGAGAACAAACATGGCATTTGCAGTCAATGATATTAGAGCTCATCTACAACTTGGTGGTGCTCGCCCTACACTATTCCAAGTAAGACTTACAAGTAACTTTACATCAGATTTAGCTAGTATCGCATCCTTCATGATCCAGGCGAGCTCTTTGCCTGGATCAACTATCACACCAATCGAGGTTGGTTACTGGGGACGTAAAATTAAGGTTGCGGGTGATAGAGTATTTGATGATTGGTCAGTAACTGTAATGAATGATGAAGATTTTAAGGTTCGTCATGCATTAGAGCTATGGCACAATAAAATCAATTCACTAGGTGGCAATAGAAATACAACCGGAAGTGCTTCACCAAGTAACTATAAGTTCCAGGCTGAAGTATCTCAATATTCCAAAACTGGTGATATTGTTAGAACATATACTTTCTACGGTCTATTTCCAACTCAGATCCAGCCAATTGAACTTAACTGGGATTCAACCAATCAGATTGAAACATTCCAAGTTAATTTCGCATACGATTGGTTCGAAGTTACTGCACCAGGTAATACTGGCACACTAAGTTAATTTAGTTTAAATGAAGTGGTGATCTTATAATGGAATTATTTGGTTTTGAACTTAAACGAAAGAATCCCGAACCCATCTCATTCGCTCCAAAGGCGAGTGATGATGGGGCGGTTATTGTTGCTGAAGGTGGTGTTTACGGTACTTATGTAGATTTAGACGGTTCTATTAGAACTGAAGCTGAATTAGTCAATAAGTACCGTGAAATGTCATATCATCCAGAAATTGACAGAGCTGTAGATGATATTGTAAATGAAGTTATTACTCAGGAACCAGAAACAGAACCAGTTGAATTGATTCTTGATGATACTGAGCTATCAGACCGAATTAAAAAACTGTTTGTAGATGAATTTAGAAATGTTCTAAAACTTCTTGAGTTTAATGCTCAAGGTTATGAAATCTTCAAACGTTGGTATGTAGATGGTAGATTATATTACCATGCTATTCTAGATGAAAAACAACCTAGAGCTGGTATTATTGAACTTCGTTATATTGACCCACGAAAGATTCGTAAGGTCAGAGAAGTAAAGCGTAAAAAGCTAGTAGATAATATTCCTACTAATCAGACTAGTAAAGAATATTATATCTTTAATGATAAAGGCTTTGCTAAAACTTCTGGTAACGTATCGTCGATCCCCAATAATAGTATTGGTGGTGTCAAGATTGCTAAAGACTCGATCATTCATAATACGTCGGGACTCACATCAATCAATGGTGACCTAGTACAATCATATCTCCATAAAGCTATTAAACCTCTCAACCAGCTTCGTTCTATGGAAGATTCGCTGGTCATTTATCGTATCAGTCGTGCGCCAGAACGCCGTATTTTCTACATCGACGTTGGTAATCTACCAAAGATGAAAGCGGAACAATACCTCCGTGATCAGATGACTCGCTTTAAAAACAAGCTTGTTTATGATTCCGCAACTGGTGAAGTTCGAGATGACCGCAAGTTTATGACTATGCTTGAGGACTTCTGGCTTCCACGCCGTGAAGGTAGAGGAACAGAAATCACAACTCTACCAGGCGGTCAGAATCTAGGTCAGATCGACGATATTGTGTATTTCCAGAAGAAACTATATCAAGCATTAAATGTTCCTGTTTCAAGACTTGACACTGAAACACAATTTGGCTTCGGTAGATCAAACGAAATTACTAGAGACGAAGTTAAGTTTGCTAAATTTGTGAATAGACTACGCAATCGGTTTGCTGCTCTATTTACAAAAATCCTCGAAAAGCAATTAGTACTCAAAGGTATTATCACATACGAGGAATGGGAACAACTTAAGAATCAGATCCGTTATAAATTCTCTCAAGATAATTACTTTGCCGAACTTAAAGAAACAGAAATCCTTAGAGATCGCATTGTAATGCTTAGAGATATTGATGATTATGCCGGAAAGTATTATTCAAATGAGTGGATCCGCCGCCACGTTCTTCGTCAGACCGATGAGGAAATGGAAGAGATTGATGCACAGATCAAAGAAGAAGCTAATAATCCACAGTATACACCTCCAGCTCCACAAGCTCCAACACAACCTGAAGAACAACAACCTGTAGGTTCTCAGGAAACAATTGGTGCTCAAGGTCAAGAATAAAATTTAATAAATAGAATATCAGATAAAAGGAATAAGTTATGCCAGATACAACTGATTTGCTCGGTTTAGCCATTGATAAGAATCCTGTAGATTTTGCTAGTGCATTTGACACTATTCTACGAGATAAGGCTATTACTGCTCTAGAGAATAAGAAGATTGAACTTGCTCAGAGCATTTATGGTGATCCAGAAGACACCGACGACACAGTAGATATTGATGATGTCGATTTTGATGACGACGATCTTGACGATTTAGACTTAGATCTCGATGACCTAGATCTTGATGATTTGGACTTAGGCTCAGACGAAGGCGAGGGTGCAGATGAAGACGCTTAAAGAACTATTTGAAATTTATCGTCCTAAAGCTAAAGGCGAGCAAGATTTCGTCAACAAACATGTAGTCATTAAGCACAAGGATCGTAACGGTAACGGCGACGATGTGTTTAACGGCAAGACCAAAGTAGTAAATCGCAAGAAAGAACGTCACGGTTATGATGTTGGTGACGATGAAAAAGTCTATGAAGAAGCCGAAGAGCTGGATGAGTTATCAAAGGATACTTTGAAATCCTACGTTAAGAAATCAGTTTCAGATCTCCCAAAGCGTGGAATCGCCGCTCAGAGTAAGTTTGATAAAGGTGAGAGCGATGATGCGCTTAAACATCTTCATAAAATTATCAAAAGACAAAGAAGCGTTGATACAGCTCTTGATAAAATGACAAAAGAAGAAGTAGAAGATCTTGATGAGCTATCAAAGTCAAAAGTCGGCAATTATATGAAGAAAGCTGAGCCTGTTTATGACAAAGCGCATAGCGAAGTTGTTAATGATACAGGCGGCAATTTTGATAAGTCTCTCGGAACCTTGTTAAAAAGAGCTGCTGGGCATCAAAATGCCAAAGCTAAACTTTCAGGTAAAGCTAAAGTTCCTGCGACAAATGAAGAAGTAGAAGATCTTGATGAATCTAATTCATTTAAACATGATGACACTGTACAAATTAAATCAGGTAAGTGGAAAGGTCATATAGGCTTTATTCGTAAATCTACTAAACCTGATCATTATGAAATTGTTGATGGTGAAGAATACCCTAGATATGGAATACACCATATAGATAATCTAAAAAGGGCAAAAAATCCTAATATAGATGAAGCTGTAAGTGTTTCACATGATCGTTACCTTCGTAGTCATGGTAAGAAAGCTTCAGGTTCTGGTGCATGGATCTTTACTCATAAGAAGAATGGTAACATTGATCTCAATGATGATAAAGTTTCACACATTGGTAAAGGTAAGTTTAGTGATGCTGCTAAATCTGCTAAGGCTTGGGCTAAAAAGCATGGTCACACGACAGTTTATGTAGCTGAAGAACATGCCGATGAAATGCTACGTAACTCTATCCTTGAAATGGCAGAACTTGAAGGTGAAGATCTCACTGAAGAGAATCTTGATACTCTAGTTGAAGCATTACTTGATGAACTTTCAAAGGGTACACTAAGTTCATATGTGATCAAAGCCACACATCCAAGCCGTGAAAATAGTATTTCTAATCTTGCATCAAAAGGCGGATTTAAGAATGCTTCAACATCAGCTGGCAGTGACGATGATAAAGATCCAAATAAAAATGGTGAAAAAGAAGATTCTAAGGCTGCAAAACGTTCATATGGTGTAATCCGCGCAGTAAGTAAACTCACCAAGGAAGATGTAATTAACCGTGCTATTGAAAAGTATGTGGTTAGTGAAGCAGAACTTCCAACTCCAGCTGACCGTCTACTTTCCAAACTTGATGGTCTCTCCGAAACTCATGTAAATACACTTCTAACTATATTTGATAGTCTCAACGAAGATAATCAAATAAAGATGTTATATACCGCCGAATCACATGAAGGTATTTTAAGTCTTCTTGATTTTGCAATCCAGAATAAAGGAGCTTAAATATGGCTATTGCACTTCCCGCTGGCGCTAGAATGATTGCAAACAGAAAGAATCTTTCTGCTACACTACACTTTACTGCTAATGCTACTATTATCGTGTCAGGTAATACATCTGTAAGCCATCTTGCTATTGGTGATGAAGTTCTTACTGGTGCTTCTATTACACAAGTATGGCATGGAAGCCAAGTACAATGGTCAGTGAAACGCGGGTCAAACACTGTAGGTGTCTTTGATTCTACTTCTTATGTTGATTTTGCTGGTAATGGTAATGCTATTAATCTTGATTCTGCTGCAACATTAGTTGTTTCGTTAGATTCTTCTACGGCGAATGGTTATCTTATGATTGAACTTCAAAAGATCGGTCCATTTGCTCCTGATGCATATTTCCAAACATAAGAGGGTAACATGAAACTTATTACAGAAATCTTCGAAGATGTTCAATACGTCACTGAAGCAAATGAAGATGGTGGTAAGAACTTCTATATTGAAGGTATTTTCCTACAGTCCGCAATTAAAAATCGTAACGGCCGTATGTATCCAGAACATGTAATGGACAAAGAAGTTGCTCGTTACATGAAAGAAGCAGTTGAAACTAAGACTGCAATGGGTGAACTTGGCCACCCAAATGGCCCACAGATTAATCTAGATCGTGTATCACACCGTATTGTTTCTCTTCGTAAGGAAGGTACTGATTATATCGGTAAGGCTATGATTACTAATACTCCAATGGGTAATATTGCCAAGGGTATTATGGAATCAGGTGCTAGACTTGGTGTGTCTTCTCGTGGTATGGGTTCTTTGAAACTCAATAAAGAAGGTGTCAACGAGGTTCAAGATGATTTCAGACTCGCTACTGCTGCTGACATTGTGGCTGATCCTTCTGCTCCAAATGCTTGGGTAAATGGTATTATGGAAAACTGCGACTGGGTTTATGATGACCGTCTAGGTTGGAAAGCAGTTCAGATTATTGAAGATACCAAGAAGAATATTGATGCTGCTGTAGCATCTAAAAGACTTAATGAGCAGACTAAATTGAGAATGTTTGAATCATTCTTGAATAAAATTTCAAAAATCTAATAAAGATAAATAACTATAATAAATTATCCTAAAGGAGTTACAAATGGAAGAGAATGAAATCATTGAAGGTGCTGACGACAATATCCAAGAAGTTGCCGCAGCAGATACACTTAAGCCTGGCGGTGGTTCAGGTGGTACCGAATCTAAGGCAGAAATGCTAGCTACATTTACATCACTTCTTGCACAGCTCGGCAAAGAAGATCTTTCAAGCATCTTTGATGCAGTTCAGGCTCAGTATGGCGCTAATAAGGCTCCAGGTGCAGTTGATAATTCCGCAAAGAATGCTTCTACACTTAACATGAAGCCATCCGCTGCTGTTGGTACTGGTGCATGGAAGGAAGATCTTGACGACGTATTCGGTGAAGGTGAAGACCTTTCAGAAGAGTTCAAGGAAAAGACTTCAGTTATCTTCGAGGCAGCTGTTGCAACTCGTGTAAATCTTGAAGTTGCTCGTCTTGAGGAAGAGCTTGAAACAATTACAACTGATCTTGAAGAGCAGTTTAATGAAGCACTTGAAGAAAAGTCTGCTGAAATCTTCGAAGATCTATCAAGCAAACTTGATCAGTATCTCGACTATGTAATTGAGCAGTGGATGGAAGAGAATCAGCTTGCAGTTGAAAACAGCCTTCGTGCTGATATTGCAGAAGACTTCATTAAGGGTCTACACAATCTATTCGCAGAACATTATATTACTGTTCCAGACGAGCAGATTGATCTTGTAGCTGAAATGAAGGCTGAACTTGAAGAAGTTAAGGCAAAGCTCAACGAAACAATCGATTCAAAGCTTGAACTTGAGAATGTGCTAAATGAGGCAGTAATTGAAGCAACACTTGATGATGTTTCAACAGGTCTAGTAGAAACTCAAATCGAAAAGTTCCGCACTCTAGCTGAAGGCATTGAGTTTACCGATGCCGATACATACAGAAGAAAGCTTGAAATTATCAAGGAAAGTTATTTCTCTGGTAAGAAAGCTTCCGCCCCTTCAACCGGTTTAATCACAGAAGAAATTGACGGTACAGATGATTCACTAAATGAAGAAACAGTACCAGTACATATGCAGAAGTATATGCAGGCAATTTCCAAAACAATTTCAAAGTAAATAAAAATATAAATAAAGAATAGCTTATAATAAAGCTTAAAAATTAATGGAGAAGAAAAATGTCATATTTAAATGAAGAAATTCAAAATAAGTGGAAGCCAATCCTCGAGCATGGTGACCTTCCATCAATTAAGGATGCTCACAAGCGTTCAGTAACTGCACAGATTCTTGAGAATACTGAAAATGCAGTTCGTGAAGCACGTGCAGCAATGTCTGGCGGTTTCCTTGGTGAAGCTGGTCCAACCAACTCAATCGGTAACCCAGACTCAACCAATGCTGGTGCAATCGACACCTTCGACCCAGTACTTATCTCACTCGTTCGTCGTGCAATGCCAAACCTCATTGCTTACGATATCTGCGGCGTTCAGCCAATGACTGGTCCAACAGGACTTATCTTCGCAATGCGTGCACGTTATGCTAACCAGACAGGTTCTGAAACCTTCTACAACGAAGTCAACACTGGTTGGTCTGCTCGTGGTGGTGCAAACGGCCAGGCTTCCGATACCAATCTTGGTCAGTCAGGCAGTTACGGTGCAACTTCACCTGGTGGTGCTGTCAACAACGTTGGTAACACTGTATTTGCCTCAAACAACGCAGGTAACAGCACATACAACTTTGCTGGTGCTCTTAACACTTCCTTCGCTGAAGGTCTTGGTAACTCACCATCAGTATTCCCAGAAATGGCATTCTCAATCGAGAAGGTTACCGTTTCTGCTAAGACCCGTGCTCTAAAGGCTGAATATTCACTTGAACTCGCTCAGGATCTAAAGGCAATCCACGGTCTTGATGCTGAAACAGAACTCAGCAACATCCTTTCTGCTGAAATTCTTGCTGAAATCAACCGTGAAGTTATTCGTTCAATCGTTATCACTGCTAAGCAGGGTGCAGAATCCGGTACAACTACACAGGGTATCTTCGACCTTGACACAGACTCCAACGGTCGTTGGTCAGTTGAAAAGTTCAAGGGTCTTATGTTCCAGGTAGAGCGTGAAGCGAATGCTATCGCTAAGGGTACTCGTCGTGGTAAGGGTAACATCATCATCTGTTCATCAGACGTTGCGTCTGCTCTTCAGATGGCTGGTGTTCTTGACTACGCTCCTGCTCTAAACAGCAATAACCTACAGGTTGACGATACAGGCAACACCTTCGCTGGTGTCCTTAACGGCCGCCTCCGTGTTTACATTGACCCATATGCTGGTGCTAACTACATGGTTGTTGGTTACAAGGGTTCAAGCGCATTTGATGCTGGTATCTTCTACTGCCCATACGTTCCACTCCAGATGGTTCGTGCGGTCGATCCTAACACCTTCCAGCCAAAGATTGGCTTCAAGACTCGTTACGGTATGGTCGCAAACCCATTTGCTGAAGGTCTAACTGCTGGTTCCGGTTATCTTAACCAGGATTCCAACAATTACTACCGTCGTATTATTGTTAACAACTTGATGTAATTGTGACATTTTAGGATTATCCTAAAAATCTTTTATAGATAACAAAAAACTTAAATGCTTACTGGAGGGAGATTGAAAGGTCTCCCTCCTTTTTAGTATATATAGAGTGTCAGGAACATTCTAGGTGAAGATATGAGTAAAAAATTAACGGTCCCATCTTATGAAGAATTATATGATCTTTATTCGGTGAAGAAATTCTCTATTTCCAAATTAAGTAAACATTATAATACATCAAATCCAACAATAAGATCATGGCTGATATTTCACAATATAGAAAAAAGAACACACAAAGAAACTTGTGGTATCGTTAATTCTCAAAGAAGATTTAACTTCCCTGATATATTAGAATTTAAAGAAAAGTACAATACAATGTCCTTAGTTGAATTACAGCAAGAGTACTCTGTAGGACAAGAAACAATTTATCAATGGCTTAAAAATTTCAACTTACCTATTAGAGATCTTTCATCTGCTTGTAAATTAGGAAAGAAAAAACAACATTCTGATATACAATATGATCGAGATCTGATTGAAGAAACTTACAACAAATATCAGAATATTGCTATTGCAGCCGATAGTTTAAATATTTCTGTATCACATTTTCGTAAACTTAAAGATCTTTATAATATAGAGACTAAAAACTCATTTAGAAGTCAAATAGAGGAACTTCTTTTATCATATTGTGATGATACCTTTGTCACTAACAATAGATCTATTATAAATCCTTATGAATTGGATTTATATTCTTCTCAACAAAAGTTAGCTATTGAATATTGTGGTCTTTACTGGCATTCAGAATACTACGGGCAGAAGTCTAGAGATTATCATCAGATGAAATATAATATATGTAAATCTAAAGATATTGAACTTCTTACTATTTTTGAAACAGATGATTTATCTAAAATAAAAGCACTGATTGATAGAAAACTCAATAGAGTTGAGAAACTTGGAGCAAGAAAGACTCAACTTAACTTAATTGATTCCAGTTTAGCAAATCAATTCCACACTAAATATCATCTTCATGGTTCAATCGGTGGCTCAATTCATTTAGGTCTCTTTGATGGACCTCAATTACTTATGGTGGCTTCCTTTGGTAAATCTCGCTTTAATAGGAAGTTTGAATACGAATGTACTCGTATGTCAAGTCTTGATACTTTAAAAGTTCAAGGTGGTGCTTCAAAATTATTTAAAGAGTTTCTTTCTAGAAAGACATCATTAATAACTTATGCAGATTTAAGATTTGGATCAGGTTCTGTTTATAATCATTGTAAGTTAACTTATATTGGAAATACAGGTCCTAATTATTGGTACTTTAATAAGAAAAACCCAGACAGACTCTGGTCAAGAACTACATTTCAAAAACATAAACTCTCATCTGTTCTAGCAGAATTCAATCCGAACTTAACTGAATTTGAGAATATGAAACTCAATGGTTATGACAGAATATGGGATTGTGGTAATGCAATTTATTGTACTATATAAATATTCCATTGACCATAGTGTCATTATATACACTATAGAATAAATGTAAACAGGAAATTGTATGTTCGATCAAAATAATCTATCACAGCTTAATTTTAAAGTAAAGCTTCCGACACTAAATCAACTTGAAATGAGAGCTCAGTCGGTGGTTATCCCTGGTTTGAATCTAGGTCAAGCTTTAGTACCAACGCCGTTTGTTCGTGTTTTTGAACCTGGTAATGTTGAATATTCAGATCTTCAAGTAAACTTTATGGTCGGAGAGAATCTCAAAGACTATTTGGAAATCTACAATTGGATGGTTCAA